GGGTTCATTCGAAACCTGATCATTATTTTCATGCAATGAATTATTTGTTGATAGCAAAAAAATTAGTAATTGCCATGAATAATAAAAGATGATATTATTGAATTAGGAGTCAAAATTATGGTATTATCAACGAATGCTGAATACGGCGCTTATTTATCCCCAATGTATCAATCTCCTGATAAAAATAGGCGGGGTATAAATGTTTATCATATGTCTGAAATTCAAAATGTATCAGGAAGATCAAAGGAAGGGAAGGTTATAAACGCTGAATATCAATTGCCGCTTTTTATATTAACTCCTAATGAGCGGGAATGTATTGCGAGATTAAACTCTGATATTTTAGGACTGGTAATAGGTAGAATGAACAAAATATCTTCGTTACAATGGAATATTGTTCGGAAAAAAAAAGAGGAGGACAGGGAGGCCGAAAAACTAAGAGCATTCAAACAGATTTATGATGAGTATAAAGATGCTACATTACAAGATGCAATAATAAGGCAAAGATGTGTTATGAATATTAAATCTGAATTACCAGACGTAAAACCAGACTTATCAAATTTTGATAATTCTTTGAGAAGATGGAGAAAAAGAATAAAATATACTATTGAGGACTCATCACAGAAAATAATTGACTGGTTAAATTCAGCTAATTTAGAAGATGATTTCGAAGAGTTTCAAAAAAAATGGGTTTTTGATTTAATGATACATGGATCAGAGGCTATTTACAAAAAATATATCAATGGAGCATTAGAGGATTTTTATTTATTGCCGGGCGGTTCGGTTTTTCCATTACGCAGTAAATATGTTGGTGCTCAAACTGGATATGTTCAAATGCTAGCAGGTTATATGCCTCAAATATATTTCTCAAATGAACTATTATTTGATAGTTATGTTCCTATCTCTGCTAGAAGTTATGGGTTAATTCCAATAGAGGCATTAATTAACAAAATATCGGAGTCTTTATTATTTGATAAATTAGCCGCTGAGAGAGCGGATGGAACTAAACCGCCAGAAAAACTAGTTATTTTAGGTTCAAATAATAATATGTTTGGAGATATAGGTGACGCGGGATTTAATGTGCCTATTAATCAAGAAGAGCAAAAAAGGATTGAAACGATTGTAAATGAAGAAAGGAAAAACGCAATTCGTGTAATTTCTGGACATGGGACGCCAGTTATTGCAGACATATCGAAAGCTGATACTTTCGAATCACAGTCAAATAGGCAGACTTCCTTAAAAAAAGATATAGCCTTGGTTTTTTCTGCGACTCCTATGGAAATGGGTTTGGCAGGTTCCGACGATACATCCGGACGGAGTACCTCAGAGACCCAAGAGCGCATTGAACGGGAGCGTGGAGTATTCCCAATAGTTAGAATTATAGATAAGACTATAACGGCTAAAATAATTCCATATAAGTTTGGTTCCGGCTGGAAGCTAGAACATAAAACAGGACTAACAGAGGCAGAACAAATAAAACTTGATTCTATGATGTTAACATCAGGTTCCTATGATATCAACGCAATAAGAGAGACAAGAGGAGATGAGCCATATCCAGAAGAAATTTACGATAGACCCCTTGGAATATCACAAGATAATCAGTCTGCTGGTCAAAATGAAATGTCTCCATTATATATTAGGGAGGCTAATTAGTGCCAGAATATATTTTACAAGATAAAAAATTAACACAAAATGATATTATTGAAATTGAAAAAGAATATTCTATCGATCTGATTGCTTACTACAAAGTTTTAGAAGCTGCGATTTTTGAATTAATGGATAAAGCACAAAAAGATGGATGGACTCCTGAAAAATTATTAAAAGAAGTTGATAAACTTTTTGACGATAAAGGAATTGTTGCTAAACCAAAAACGCAAGATTTAACAAAGCATTTAGAAAATATAATAAAAAAATTAACTAGTTATAAAAAAGGATAAATAAAATGCCGGAACCAAAATCAGGTGAAACTCAAAATGATTTTATTGCTAGATGTGTTCCTATAGTTATTGATGAAGGAAAAACACAAGATCAAGCACTAGGAAAATGCTATGGTATTTGGATGAGTAGCAAAAAAAAATCATTGATAAAAACCGCAAAAGAATTAGTTTTAAAATTAAAAGATAAAAATAAAAAATAAATAAAATACTTGATTTAATTTAAAAAAATGTAATAATAAAAAGTGTTAAATAAATATACGAATTCTAATTTTGTTTTTTGGATTATCAAAAAAATAATTTTTAATCCGAGGTAAAAGCCGTCAAAGATATTAAGTCATAGACAAAGTATTTTTGACGGTTTTTTTTGTAATGACCGCATATGATTTAGCTCACATTATTTTAAGATTAATTTTTTCAGTGTTATTGTTAATTATAATATATATATTGTTAACTGATATTTATAATAAATTAAAATGATTGACTGATAATAAAAAATTATTTATTATAAAAATATATTATTTTTTCTATAATTATTTATCCGTTAAATTATTTGCGACTCTATAATGGAGTTAAGGGTGACTGAAATCTTTTATATCTGACCAATTAAAAAACTCCGTTAAGTCGGAGTTTTTTTTTGCATAAAAAAAGGCACTATGGCAAAATTATATTTAAGTCAACTACAAAAAAAATACAATTTTAAAGATGGTGAAGTTACCGGGCTAAATTATCGAAAATTAATAAAAGATATTATTGCTAATCAGTCATTAAATATTAGTCGTGCTACTTCTCGTTTATCAAAAGATAGTTATGAAAAACAGATCAAAGAATTAAAAAAAAGAATACCTGAGCGGGGCAAAGAAAAAAGAATAATCCTTCCCGATATAAGTGAAGTTCTTCCAAAAAGATCAATATTCATTCGAAAAGGTGCGGAAGATGGGAATATTTTAACAGATAAACTCCGCGATTTGTTGACCAAAAACTTAAGAGACTCTTTGGATAATTTTAAGATAAAAAGTGGAGAAAAGCCCTTTATTTATCGCCGAGGTAAAAAAGCGGGTAGAATAAACACAAAAGTAATTGATTATTTTTCAAAAGAGATTAAAACTACATTTGAAAATTATACAAAAAATGATCCAAAATATGGAGTTCCAAAAAACATTCATCAAATTGCTGTTACAGAAATAAGATCTGTGAGTAATGCGATAAAATATAATTATAATGTAAAACTTGCCAGAAAAAATAGAGACAAGATACAGGTTTTTAAAACTTGGAGGCAAAATAAATCGTTGTCTAAAGAATACCGCCGAGGACATGATAAAGTAAATGGAATTCGATTACCTTTATTTCAAACATATACAGTTCCTGTTATTGTCCCGCGAAAGTCTAAAAATATTACGAGATACATAAAAGTCCGTGAGGAAAAAATGTTATATCCTCATGATCCAAAAGCAAGTGCGGAAAATGTTATTGGATGTAATTGTGATATGGATTATTTTATGGTGTATAAATTATAATTGACAGGTCAGAATTAAATCGCTATTATTATTTTAGGAGTATAATAAATGCAGGAAAGTAAAAAATTGATGGATATTGGCAGACCAATAAAGTTTAATTTTCACCCATTTGAATACGAAAAAAACAATCACGCTGTTGAAAAAATCGAAGGTGGGTTGAAAAGAAGATATCTTTTTGGAATATCATCAGGCATAGAAAAAGATGGTCATGGCGAAAGAATGACAGATAACTGCATTAAATCCATGATGGCCCAAGGTAATTCTGGGAATATATTATTATATGCCGGATTACATGGGGTTAATTTTGTCGATGATATTGGTATCTTATCTGAATCGTCAGTTACCAAAAAAGGTGATTGGATGACTGGTTATCGTTTATATGATGAATATGATTTAAATTCTGTTGGTCAAAAAACAGTTGATACCGCAAAAAAAATTTGGTGTCAAATAAAAGGGGTCCCCCCTTATAAACCAGCTCAAAAAGGGTTTAGTATCGAGGGTGTTGTACCAGAGGATAAAATACTTTCAAAAGTAATTAATCCAGATGGTAGCTGGACTCAGAGAGTAATTGACGACATTATCCTTGATGGAGTAGTTGTCGTTAATCGCCCGGCTTATCAAGACAGCGTAATTACTGCGGTATGTAAATGTTTACAAGAATATACTCCTACTTCAGTAAAAAAAATCCAAACGAAATATAATTCTCTGTTATCAGAGGCAATTAATCAACGTGAGGATGAAAGGAATTTTTATCAGAAATTTTTTGAAATTAATTCTATATTAGAAGAAAAAATCCAAGATATAATGAAAATTCCTGAGTCATCGGGTAGAATACAACAAAGATTAAACATTCTATTCGATGAGTACAAAAATTTAATGGTTGGACTAATTCTGCAAAATGCAAAATTATTTCAAGAGTCAACTATTATTAGTGACGATGTTCAGCCGAATACAGTTGTAATTGCCGAAAAACAACAAAGGTTAATGAAAGAATTAGTTTTAACCTCTCGGCAATTTTCAAATTTATTACAAAAACGACTTGGAGGATAAACAATGAATAGTAATGTTATGAAAATGTTATCACCAGAAGAAATGACCTTGTTAGGTCAATTAAACGCTCTGGTTCAAGAAATTTTATCTTTACAAGGAGCTGACTCGGCTGAACAAGCACCAACAGAAGACAGCGGCCAAATTTTAGAGTCTTTAAGGAATATTGAGAATGCTTTATCCCCTAAAGATGAAGAAAATCAAGATGAAATGAAAAAATCAAAAGATACTATTGAAAAAGAAAATGCAGGGCCAACAGCTAATGAAAATGCCGATGAGAGATTAAAGCCTGAGACAGATATCAATAATAAAAACATGGCAGAGGTTGGAAAAATGTTAATAAATATGCTATCAAAACAGTCAAATGTAAAAAAATCAAATAATACTGATATCAATATAATTACTCAAGCAATTCAAAAAGCTCTTAATCCTATAGTTAAAAAAATTGAATCTATTGAAGAATTCAACTCAAATGTATTAGATGCTTTAGGTATCTCAGCGGAAGTTGAAAAAAGTATAAATTTGCCGGAAACACAAACAGTAAATAAAGGAATGATAAATAGCGGTAATGTTCCGATACAAACTCCTGATGCGACTGCAGTGGTTAATATGTTAGTTGAAAAAATGCAAGAACTTTCAGACAATAAAAAAACCCAAAATGTTCAAAATGATAATGACTGGAACGGAATGCAAAATATTAGAAAACATTTAGCGGAGGCCCAAAAATACATTTTCAAAAACAATTTAGAAAATAGATAAAACAATTATACATGGAGAATAAAAAATGAGAATACAACAATTTAACTCTTTATATGCTCATCCAGCTACAAAGCAATTATTAAGAAAAGCCATGTTAACAAGTGAATCTGGTGTTGCTGCTGGAACCATACCGCAACATCTAGAGGAGATTATAACAAATACTGTTGTAAGATTAGTTCCAGAACTCGCCGTACCAGTATTAAGATTTGATAATCAAAAATTTCATGAATTTAATAGATTAACCGGAATTCCCTCGGCCGGATCCGCAATGGGGGAGGCTTCGACAACTCCTATTAGGCGCTCAGCCTATACGCCAGACTCTATTCAGTTGAAAATAATGAAAAGAAAAGGTGCTGTTACAGGGTTTTTGAAAGATGCGAGTGCTCAGTATTTAGCACAACCAGCTTCTGAAATGGAAAATCATATACAATCTTTCGGCTTTGATTTAAGAACATATTATTTATTTGGAAATAAAGGTGCGGACTCGTATACGTTTGACGGTTTAGATGTTAACATAGCGACAAATAGAACTAATTTAAGCTCAAGTCAAGTTCCAACTGATTTATCTTTACTTGATGCAATGGTTGACGCCAACTCCAGGAGACAGGGTCAAATGCATAGAAAGGTCTGGTTAATGAGTCCTGAATTATTATCAAAATTTTCTTCTCTCTGGACTGTTGTAAGAGATACTAGGGCGGCAAGCAGGGGGACAAGTGATTTTGAAGTCGTCGGGGGCTATAGGCTAGAGGCGTATAGAGGTATACCAATATTAGAGACTACTGGTACAAGGCCTGTTGTAGATATGGGAACAGTTGTTCTTTCAACAGCGGGTACAGGTGGAACAATCGCGGCGGATACATATTATATTAGAATAGCACCTGTTACATGGGATGGAGAGCAAGTTTCAAGCGCGGCAAGTAATTCAGTTACAACTAGTGGATCAACATCAACTATTACAGCTACTTTTACTGCGGTTGATAGTGCGTTGTTTTATAAGGTTTATTGTGATACTGTTGATGGTAGTGAAACTTTAGTAAAAGTCGTTTCAGCATTTACATATGACAGTGATGGGACTCCAACCGCGGAAATTACCTCTATAACATTAACCACAGATCCAACAGTCGCGGATACTGATAGTGTTCCAACTCATATGCAAGATGATGTTCCACTAGAGAGAGATCCTGGATTTAATCAACCTATGGAATATTTGATATTATGGGATTTAGACGAGTTTCAAGGTTTAGGTAAAGTTGCTTATACAAATACAAATGGTAGTCGTTTCCGGGGCTTAATTACTCCAATGGAGGTTTATAACACTGACGACAATTTCCCGTTTTTATTAAAATCTTATTGTGCTCAAATACCTGCATATGAAGCGACTTCCTTCATTGCTAGAGGATTAAGGACAGCTTAATGAATGATGGAGTCTTAACAACAAAAGATTTTTTATATAAAAACTCAGTTGAAAAGAAAAAAAAAGAAGTCTCCCCACATAAAAAAGATGTTATTGTAAAATATCAATACCGTTTTGATCCAGCACCAATGGGCAAAGCAAAAACAGTAATTAATTTTGAAGAAAAAAAAATGACTCTTGAAATAATAGATAAAATTTATATACCTCCAAAAAATTGGTCTATTAGTAAGCAGGAGAAATTTAAAAAAATCATTATTAATGTTTACGGTTTTAAAGATGCTTCCTTTGTTGATAGTGTAAAAAAAGAAGAAAAACAAGAAGAAAAAAAGCTAGAATATCATTTAGGTCATCCAGATAATTCTCCTGATGAAAGAATTAATGGAGAGTTAACTATTAAAATTGGCCGAAAAAATCATAAATTCAAATGCGAAAATGGTATAGTAAAAACCGATAATATTAAAATTTATGAAGAACTATTAAAAAAAGGTTGGTATCAAGCAGACATAAAAGAATTGAAATAATTATAATGTTTTTAAATAGCCTCTAGTTTATAGAGGCTATTTTTTTATAATTTAAAAATCATAGACATAGAAATTAAAAAGTATTATAAATTAATTATAAATTATTGGAGGTAACAATTGAACGAAAATAGAATAAAATTATCACAACTATATTTAGAAAAAGGGGAGTTAATCACTAATATTGAATATAGCGAAGAAAGATTAAGATTTATCAATAACGAAATTATTAAAATTAAAAATGATGAATATTTGGCCAAAAAAGAAAATAATTTACCAAAAATTAATGAAAAAATAGAAAAAATAGAAAAAAAACAGGAGGTAATTAAATGAGTAAAAATTATTTAAGCTCAAGGGAAGCGGCATTTTTAAATAATTCGAATCCGTCAAATCAAAATATACAAATTGGCGATAAATTACGTTTAGCATTAAACGGGACAATTGGATTTAAAGAGGATGAAAGATATTACGTAAATGGTATAACCGGATATGATAGTAATGATGGTAAATCATGGGAGACTGCATTTAAAACAATTCAACATGCCTGCAATATCGCGAGATATAGACCAGGGACTACTACAATTGATACAACAAAAGACAGAGACAAATATATTTTTATTGCGCCGGGTCAATATAATGAACAAATATTATTTAGCGGTTATAATATTCACTTAATTGGCCTTGGGCCACGATCTAATGGCGACTATGGTGTTGTTGTAAATTATGATGATGCTATTGCCTCACCAGCAGTAATTGGATTTACCGGAGCTGGTTTAGAAATTTCTAATATTTGTTTTCAGACAACAAAAGCAATTCCTATAATACTTTTAGGAAATGGCGGGACTCCTGCTGATGGTGCATGGATACATGATTGTTGGTTCAAAGGGGACAATAGTAAAACATGTACAATTGGTATTAGTGCGGAGATAAAAAATTCAGTAATTGAAGACTGTATTATAAATGGATGTATAACAGGAATTAACTTTGCTGCTGGTGTATGGTTCAATAATTCTATCCTCAGAAGAATTAAAATAACTAATGTTACTAACATTTTAAATGTCGATGCGACTGCTGTTTGTACTGAATCAGAAATTTCAAATATTTCCGGTGTAGGAAGTTCAACGGGTATTGTAAATGCGAGCTCAACAGATATTTTGATTTATGGAAATCATACTAAACCTGCTTTGTCTGATGGAGGTTCGACCGCTGGAGATAATACAACTTTAGCATAAAATTAATATAGGAATAATTAATGGGTAATTTATCAAAAATTTTTAATTCAAGTTTATTATCAACTTTTGATGAAGAAAAAATCGAAATAAGCAATTTAAAATTTCAATTGAAATTACAAGAAGTTAACGTTGATTTTACTGAGCTTTTTAATAATGATACAGGATTTACTTATAATTCTAATTTAGCACAATTTATTACGGGCGAAGTTAGACAAATCGATAAAAGACCTATAGATGCAAAATTTTATTCCAGTTTTACAAATAATGAAAATGGATCATGGGGAGATGGAACATTAACGGGGACACTAGGCGGTATTGCTAATGTCCATGACGGGTATTTAGATCTTACTAGCGGCGGATATATAGAATATCCAATTGATAATTTTTCTACAATGCAAGGTAGTACCGGGTGTATAAAAATACGATTAGCTTTTGATTATTCA